GCTGAACACAGTTGAGCTCTGTGATCCCCGTGAAAGCAGAAGAAGGCTCCCCGCCAGTAGTAGCAGTCACAAGCTGAAGACCGTAAGGGTTGTTGACGACCGTGTTGACAGGCTCGCAATCAAAAAACTTCACTTCCCCACGAGACATTTGCCCTCTGCCAACAGCATACAGCGGCACTCCGCGGGGGGCGGCGACCAGGCGAGCAGAGGCGTAAGACGCCTGACGGAGGCTCTTAGCAGCCTCGCGGTTCCTCTGAGCATCCCGAGTAATGATTTGGCCCATCGTAGGCCCGGGCTTGTAAAGCCCAACAATTTGCGCGCGACGCTGCATCTCTTCGTTTTGTATTTAGTTTTGTGAGAATGACGTACCCAAAAGCTTTCCTTATAAAGCACAGCTTTTATCCATAACAAGGACTTTTCCGCAAAAAAGTCCTTTCCCATGAATTTACATCTACGTCATTGCAATTGTGACCTGCAATTGAAAAGTGTTACGAGGTGTTACGAGGTGCTGGGTAATAGTAGGGGACCAGCACCTCGAGTGGGACTCGGGAAAACTCTGGGACCCGAACTTTTATCTAATGAACACTGTGTCAGGGAAGAAGGCCGTCGGCCTTCTTATCAGAGTAATTGCTTAAAGTAGTACTTGCCTTGTGTGGCGCGCTCCCCCCGCGCGCCACATTAGGTAACTGCTATTTTTAGCACTCATTCTATTTTTAGAAAAGATTTGTTCTATTTTTAAAGCAGAACTGCGTTTTCATTGGAACCGACTGTGCACGTGGCAAAGAGGTTCACTTAAGTGCGACAAGGTGCAGTTTTCATTTAATTTTAACAAAAACAGAAGAGCGACAGCAGACGAAATGGCAGCAGCAGCACCGGTCGAGGCGGAAGCACGCGGAGTTTCGCGCGCGTGGTGCTTCACTTGGAACAACCCAACGCACCGAATTCTTTTTCCTGACGGGCTCCCCGAGGACATGAAGTACATCGTGTACCAAGTCGAGCGCGGCGAGCAGGGCACCGAGCACCTGCAAGGCTTCATCGGTCTCACGAAGCCCATGCGCCTGAGCGGCGTCAAAAAGCTCGTCTTCAAGACGCCCGATGGTGCCTCCGTCTTCCCGTTTCAAGCAGCTCATCTCGCAAAGGCAAAAGGCAACGCTGAGCAGAACAAGAAGTACTGCACGAAGGCCGAAGGACGCGTCGCAGGACCCTGGGAACTCGGCACGATGCCGAAGTCGGGCGATCGCACAGACCTCCACGAAGCGGCGGAAGAGCTCATGCGCACAGGCGACATTCGCGCAATCGACTCTGCCGTCTTCCTCAAGTACGCTAGCGGCTGCCTCAAGCTGGCTGCACTCGCTCCTCCGCCGCGCAGGGACGCTCTCAAGATCATCACGATCGTTGGCCCAACCGGCATCGGAAAGAGCTACTCCGTTCACGATCTCTACCCAGACGTCTACTGCGTAAACATGGGCAACAGCGGCCTCTGGTGGGACGGCTACACGGGACAGCCTGCGGTCATGTTCGAAGAGTTCAAGGGCCAAGTGCAGCTGCAAAAGATGCTCCAAATTCTCGACCCGTACCCGCTGCGTCTCGAGATCAAGGGCGGCCTCGTTCCCGCACGCTTCACGGTCGTCTTCATCACCTCCAACTACGCTCCAGAGAAGTGGTACCGCAACGAGGACGGGTTCCGCGACGGAGAGATGGCCGCGCTCGCTCGGCGTCTCGACGTCCCTCTGCCTCCTCGCACTCGCTCTACACGCTACATTCAGGTCGACTCTCGCGCCGAGCTGCACCAACGCCTCGACCTCGCCATGAGCCTCGAGGACCTCACGCCTAAGCCCGATCATCATCTCTGGGCTCCTGCTGCCGCTGCTGCCGCTGCTTTGCCAGCGTGTCCGCTCAGAATGATGGACCCGCCTGACGAACCGTGGGACGACAGCACTCCGCCTGACCGCGCAGACGGACCCGTCCCCGGGGACGAAGAGCCTCCGCGCCTGCGCCGCCGCAATGCTCGCATCATCGTCGGCGATGCTCCCGCAGACGCAGACATCATGATCGACGAGAACGGCGACTACTTCACTCGCGACGACGTGCTCGCTCCGGCAGCTCCGCAGCCCTGAAAAATCACTCACTGTAAACAGATGAAAATTTCTGTGCACTCTCTTGAAAAACCCAATGGGAAAAAGAGAGAAAAAGCTTGTTCAGTCGAAGAAGCGAATGCGGCTGATGACGCTGCTGGTCTGAATCCAGCAAACGGAAGTGCTGAGAGAAGCAAAAGCGAAAAGGTAAATGGCGCCGGTAGTAATGTCGCCAATGGCACCAGTGGTAGACTTGAACTGAGTCTCGAGCTTGCACTTGATGAACTCCTTGCACGAAACGATTGCATCGTTTGTGTAAGTCATCGGAATGGTGCGGTCCCTGAGAACAATGAACCGAGAGCGATTGGACATGTTGATCTTGGAATGGAACCCAGCAGTCCCGGAAATGTTGTCCGAAAGGATGTCGCTGTAAGCGGGAAAAGCGCCATTGGGGCTGTGGTCGTAAACAACCAGGTAACGGAAAGAGTCAACGACGGGACCGGAGCCAGCCATGAAAGCGTTGAACCGCAGATCGATGCTCTTAATCAGGATCTTCGTCCCAATGCGGTTGTAGGACGTGGCACCTTGCTGAACACAGTTGAGCTCTGTGATCCCCGTGAAAGCAGAAGAAGGCTCCCCGCCAGTAGTAGCAGTCACAAGCTGAAGACCGTAAGGGTTGTTGACGACCGTGTTGACAGGCTCGCAATC